CTTTAAAAAAGGTAATTTGAGGATTACCAGTTAAATAAACATCCTGAGCACCATAAGCTACTAATTGAAGAAGACCACCACCCATTTACGCTATATTCTTTATACTATTAGAGGAGAAAAAAAAAAGGGATATTATAGCAATTTAACAATGCATAATAAAACTTTATTACTTTTACTTTAACATATTAAACATATTAATTGGAATAGGCTAAACCGCCCATACCAGATAATATTCTTAAAACGTTGTAATTAACGGCATATACATGTAAGTTAACAGCGCCATTGAGACTTGAACGTAAGCCAGTTAAACTCAAGTTTAATACAGCGGTATCTATACGAGACATATTTAATGTGCCGCTCGGTTGATGTTCTTCGGGTTTTAATGCAAAAGAATATACGTTGATACCGGGGTTAGCAGGGATACTGCCGTGGTGCTGGTAAGGTTGTATTAAATTGAAATAAGAACCGGGGCGTTCGCTGAAACGATCATTGCCGTTTAGTACAAGTTTAGCAGATTTAACAGGATTTGTGGATACTACAGCGCTCGATGAATTAAATTCGACACCAGTACCGGCGGTATCATACGAGTTAACAGTAGTGCCATAATTCATCCAGTTGTTATTTTTAGTACCGGCGGTAAAATCACTGGTAGCAAACCATACAAGCTCTTTGCAAGGATGATTGAAGGATAATTTGGGTTTTACTTGTACAACATTAGCAGCGACATCAGTTAGATTAGTTACGCTTTCGGCACCAGTGAATTGTAATTGTTCTATTAAATATTCGTGAGATAATTGAGCGAATCTTCGGCGTTCATCAGTATCCAAGAAGATATAATCGACCCATAGAGTGGTAGAGGCAGAAGATAGGGGAGATAGATCGCCAGTTTCCGAAGAAGCTATGCATTTAGCTTTGTCTTCGAAGAGGATATTTATTTTAACTTCGTGATATTGGAGAGCAATTAGAGGAAGGGCTAAACCGACATTTCTGCAGAACCAGAATTCTAAAGGAATATATAGATTAGCAGCAGTTAATACGGCTTCAGTAGGATTAGCACCGACCATCTTTCTATAACCTTCCTTCTTTGAGGTAGGTAAAGTGAGCTCGTTCCATACATACATCCAGTGAGAATAGTGTTTATCTATTTTTTGTCCACCGATTTCGATTTCAACATAATTCATTAAACGAAGACCAAAGTACGGGCATACTTTTTTGGTCGAAGTGTAATTCGTAACAACTAAGTATACACGATGTATTAAATCGCCGTTTCTCGATATTTGACTGGTTACGCGATTTCCGAAATCAGGAGTTCCGTTGAAAGTTTGTTGTATGGCTTCAATAGCGAAGTTAGTATGACGACGATAAACTACTTTAAAAAAGGTAATTTGAGGATTACCTGTTAAATAAACATCCTGAGCACCATAAGCTACTAATTGAAGAAGACCACCACCCATTTACGCTATATTCTTTATACTATTAGAGGAGAAAAAAAAAAGGGAATGATATAACACATTTTTATAATTACTTAATTATTTTTAATTAGAATAGGCTAAACCACCCATTCCGGATAATATGCGTAATACGTTATAATTAACGGCGTATATATTAATGCCTTCGTAGTCGAAATTAGCCGAAGTAACAGTGTTGCCTTTAGTGGGGTCAACGACGTCAACCATCAAAGTAGCGGTATCTATACGAGACATATTTAAAGTGCCGCTCGGTTGATGATCTTCGGGTTTTAAGGCGAAAGAGTACACGTTAATGGGGTTATTAACGGGGACGTTAGTGTGATGTTGGAAGGGCTGGACGTGCGAGAAATACATGCCCTCTCTTACAGCGAAGCGATCATTGCCGTTTAATTGGAGAATGGCGCTGGTAAAAGGGTTCTTGTATTTTTCGGGTTTTACACCATATATAGTAAGGTTGCTGGTGTAATTGAGAGAGCCCGTGGGATCATTATCAGCATCGAGGGTATCGTATAAATTATAATCATACCATCTGTTGGGTTTGTAAGCTCCTTTGCTTTTAGCTACCCAGATTAATTCCTTGCAGGGATGATTGAAGTTTAATTTAATACGGTTAGTATTTTTGTTAAGGGTTTCAGTACCGGTGAATTGAAGCTGTTCTATTAAATATTCGTGGGATAATTGAGCAAATCTTCGGCGTTCATCGGTATCTAAGAAGATGTAATCGACCCATAATGAAACATTTTGTAAATTATCGAAGCTGGCCGGAGTATCGCAGCAATTTGCGAGGGAATCGAACTCGATTTTAACTTTAACTTCGTGATATTGAAGGGCGATTAAAGGCAGAGCAAGACCTACGTTTCTGCAAAACCAGAACTCGAAAGGTATATATAATGTAGCGCCTTTTCCGGTTAATATGTCTTTATCGGCACCAACCATGGTATCATAGGCATATCGCTTGCCGATAGGTAAAGATAACTCATTCCATATGTATAGCCAATCGGAATAATGTTTATCTATTTGTTGCCCACCAATTTCAATAACAACTGATTTAATTAGACGTAAACCGAGGTAATTAACATAGGTACCTGTAGTAGCCGCTTTTCTCGCAGGTACATCAACCTGTAAATACATGCGATTTATTAAATCACCATTGCGCGATATTTGGCATGTTACGGTATTTCCATAACCGGCATTTCCGTTAAATGTCTGTTGAATAGCTTCAATAGCGAAGTTAGTATGACGACGATAAACTACTTTAAAAAAGGTAATTTGAGGATTACCAGTTAAATAAACATCCTGAGCACCATAAGCTACTAATTGAAGAAGACCACCACCCATTTACGCTATATTCTTTATACTATTAGAGGAGAAAAAAA